CAACTGACAGGAACGAATCGCAACTGACAGGAACGAATCGCATCGCACGCACCACAATTAAGAGCGTGGACTCCGACACGCAAATTACGCTGAACGCGAACTCCAACGCTACGGGAACGTCCTGTCTTTTCTGGGGAGACGTGGACGACGCGGGCTGGCAAGCGGCTTGGACTGCATTCGTTGCGCAACTCAAAAATGCGCCCGCCGTGCTACAACTGCCATGCGGCGCATCCATCGTGGAGCATGGCATCTCTTCCAACCCGAATGTGAACATCAATTTCATGCCGACCATCGCGGGTTGCGGCGCGGGAACTTCAACCACGATGCTTCCAAGCCCGTCCTTTGCATGGAGCACTTCCCCTGGCACAGGGAACACTTGTTCCACTTCCGGATTTTGTTTCTTTGGGGGCTTGGCTCTTTCTGGTATTTCCCAACTCTACGAGCATGATTTCGTTGTTTTCGGTGGCGGCAACAGCGGCGCAAATGGTTGTTCTTCCGCTGTTGCAGGACTCAAGGGAATCGGTGCCGATGCGAATTTCATGGGACTAAATCTTTACGTATGGGCGCTCTGCCCCGTTTTCTCAGGCGGCGGCAGCTTCACGGGAATCAAGATTGGAGCGCCTGCCACTTGCATCAATTGCCAGTCTGATGCAGCCGGTGTCCCAGGATGGTCCATTGTTCTGGGCGGTCAACCCGTGAACGTTTACTGGCCGTTCGTCGGAGACACGGGGCAAGGAGCATCTGTAACGGGAACAGGAACGCTAAATAGCACTGGCGGAACATGGTCAAGCTCCTCGGCGGGACAAAGTTTCGTGGTGGGTTCGGGGGACCGAATAGATGGCCTTAATCCGTCTGGCGGAAATGCAACCATCAACATTCATGGCGGCACGATATTGTGCACGAACGGTGCTGCTGTAGGCTGCATCCATTTCGGGTCGGGCGGAGCAACTGTCAACCTTTTTGAAAATTCCACTGTCACTCCAAGCGGAACAACACAATTCGCGGCGGAGGGAACCTCCGGCATCGTCAACGACGATGGCACAACGGCATGGACGGCGGGCACCACTGGGTTAATTCAGAACGGCGTAACATACTCGGTGCAAGCTGGAAATGGCCTGCAAGGCGCTTGCACCGGCGTCGCTTCGGCATCTTCAACGCTAGGTCTGTACGGTACAGGGCCGAATGTCACGCTGACAACTTGCACCAGCACGACTCTAGGCGCTGGCAAGCTGATGACGCGGGCAGGAACGCTCAAGGCGCTTATCGTCTCGGCGGGCACAGGCGGCGTCAACGCATCTAGCGGGGTCGTTACCGTGCTCAAGAACGGCTCGACTACCACGATGACTTGCACGCTCGGCACGGGCACAAGCTGTACCGACATCACGCACACGCAGGCATACGCAGCAGGCGACCTGATTTCTATTCAGTTCACCACGCAAGCTGCGGAGACGCTCGCCAACGTCAAGGCCGTAGTGGTGGCACAATGAAGCCCCTAGCCGCGCTCCTTGCTCTCTTCCTTCTCGCGCCGCTGGCCCAAGCCAAGCCGTGGTACAAGCAGAGGAAGTTCTGGGTAGGCGCTGCGGTCATCGCGGGCTGCATGGCTGCGGACGCGCACAGCACGCTCAATGCGCGGCGCGGCCTCGTGGAGACCAACCCCGCGCTTGGCGCGCGCCCCGATACCGGCTCCGTGGTAGCACTCAGCAGCGCGGGCTTTGCCTTGGAGTTCACGCTGCACGCGCTCTCTTACCACGTCGAGGAAGGCGATCCCAGCAAAACGTGGCGCTTCATCGGCCATTGGTGGAGTCCGGTGGCGGCGGTAGCGATACCGGGCCGCTCGGCAATCCATAACTACCGCCTGGAGGCAAAATGAACCGAGCCGCGTTCCGAGTTGTTTTTACCGCGCCTCTTCTGGCGCTGTTGATGTTTGTATCCGTAATGCCGGCGAAAATCCCCGTAGTGGCGCAGACGAGCACTACGCCGAGCACGGTGACGGCGCCGCCGGCGCTGACGGCTTTCGATCCGACGCCGATCGCCACGGCGATCAGCCAGCAAAGCGCCTGGACAACATGGGCCGCGGCGCAAATTCAGACGCTGGGGCAGAACCAGTCCGCCGATGAAACAAAACTGAAGAGTTTGACGGACCAAGCCGCGGCGATCGGCACGCTGCAGCAGCAGGTGCAGCAGTTACAAACGCAGCTCGCGGCGGATGAAGCGCGGATTACCACGCTGGAAAATTCCGTAAAGTCGCTGCAATCGAAAACGCAGCAGGCGGGGACGACGCTGGCGCAGCCGTGACGTGCGTGGCGTACCGCCGCTCGCGCCAGTATCCGGAATTGTGGCTGCCGTGCCCGGAGCCGGTGCGTGCGGGCGACCGCTGGTGCCAGAAGCATCGAGATGCGCTGGACGGGATCCTGCTGGGGCTGGTGGAACAGGGCGCGATCGATGAAATAGTGCTGTTGCGCGAGCAGAAGCACTGGACCGCGGCGCTGAACGCGCAGCTCGCGGAGATGATTTTGCGTCATGCCCAAAGGAAAGAAACTGCCGCGGGGGAAGCCGTTCACGAAGGGCGATCCCCGGATCAACCTGCAGGGAGTATCGAAGGAACAGGCGGAGTTTAACCGGCTGTGCCGGGAACGGGCGCAGATCCTGCTGACGTCGCCGCACAAGGAGTGGGCGCACGTCCTGGACGCGATTTATCACCAGGCGGCGGTGCATGCGATGCAGGGCAGCCTGCCGGCGGCGGAGTTTCTGTTGCGGGCTGCGGGCTGGAATCCGGTGACGGCCGTCGAGTTGACCGGCAAGGACGGCGGACCGGTGGTGATTGACCTGGACAGCGCGGTGACACAGCGAGCCGCGCGGAGGAAGGAGGAAGCATGACGGCGGTGCAAACGAAACCGGGTTTTTTGGAGCGTCTGACGAATACGGTGAAGTCTGCTAATTCCACTAATATCCAAATCACGTGGACTGTGTCAGGCGCGAATCCGGTCACGGCCGTGGAACTGACGGGCAAGGACGGCGCGGTGACACAGCGAGCCGCGCGGAGGAAGGAGGAAGCATGACGGCGGTGCAAACGAAACCGGGTTTTTTGGAGCGTCTGACGAATACGGTGTATCTGGACTATGTGCTCAAGGTTTTTGGCATCATCTTGTTCGGCCTGGCGCTGATGCGCGGGTGGCACGAACTTGGCCTGGTGAACAAGACGCTCCTGGTGTGCGGGCCGATCGCATGGTACGTGGGGGCGCGGTTCACGAAGATTTATCGGCCTTGAGGATTTCGGAGCATTATCAGCCGTTCGCGCGGCAGCAGGAGTTTCACAAATCGAAGGCGAAATACCGGCTGTTCGGCGGAGCCGCAGGGCCGGGCAAGACGAAAGCGCTGCTGTGGGAAGCGGTGTTGCAGGCGAACGCTTTTCCGGGCGTGAATACGCTGCTTTTGCGGCGCACGTTCCCGGAGCTCGAGGGATCGCTGTTGCGGGAATTTCGTCGAAGCGTCCCGCGCGAGATGTACGAGAAGTACAACGATACCAAACACCTGGTCACCTGGAAGAACGGATCGACGACGCGATTCGGCTATTGCCGCGGGGAGAACGACGTCTATCAGTATCAGGGCGACGAGCTGCTGTTCATAGGATTCGATGAGCTGACGCATTTCTCGCTGAAGCAGTGGCAATTCCTGACGAGCCGGAACCGCTGCCCGGTGGTGGGTACGTTTCCCTGTATGGCGGGCGCCAGCAACCCGGGGAACATCGGCCACGCGTGGGTGAAAGCGCTCTGGGTGGACGGCAGGCCTCCGGCGGGCTTTGAGCGGCCGGAGCTTTACCGCGCGGAGGATTATGAATTCATCCGCGCCAAGATTTCGGACAATCCGATTTACGCGAAGGACGCGGAGTACCGGCGGACGCTGGAGGCGCTTCCGGACGCGTTGCGGAGGGCGTTCCTTGAGGGCGATTGGGACGTGTTCGCGGGGCAATATTTTGACGTATTCGATCCGGGACGGCACACGCAGCGCGCGGAGGAGCTGGGGATCGAGGAGTGGTGGCCGAAGTGGATTTCACTGGATTGGGGCTTTCAGCATCCGAGCGCGGTCTATTGGCATGCGAAAGCGCCGGACGGGCGGCTGATCACCTACCGGGAATTCGTGCAGAGCGGGCTGAGCCCGCGGATGCTGGGGCAGGCGATTCTGGAACGGTGCGAGCGCGATGAAAAAATCGGCCAAGTGTTCCTCTCGCCGGACGCCTTCGCCCATCGAACCGCTGAGGCGTCTATCGCGGAGCAATTGGGAGAAGTTCTCGCCGCTGGCGGCTTACCGGAACCCGCTGCTGCGGATGACGATCGCATCGGCGGTTGGCAGCTGCTTTATTCGCTATTCGAGGGAGATCGGTGCGTTATAGCGGAGAACTGCGCGAAGCTGATCGAGTGCATTCCCATGCTGGTGCGGGACGAAAAGCACGTGGAAGACATTCGCAAGATGGACGGGGACGATCCGGCGGACGGGTGGCGCTACGGGATCGTGACGATGATGCGCTCGGCGGCGGTACGGCGGCCCCTAGGTGTGGCCGTGGAGGAGCGGCTGCGGGAGGCGGAAGAGCGGCAAGGGCGGGCGATGGATCCGACGAGCCGGGCGATTTACGCGCAGAAGTACGAAGCGGAGGAGCGGAGAAAAGCGATGCCGGTGATTCGCAGGCGGTTTCGCGGAACATGAGTCATGCCCGTCAGGCCGGTATTTCGGTGTTCGCAGTGCCCGTATTCATTTGAGTACGAGACCGTGCTGGAGATGATTCGCCGCGTGGACGAGCATTATGAGCGCGAGCATGGCGACCCAGAGATTCCGGGGAAGCTGGCGCGCGCGCGGTGTCCGCATTGCCGGTCGCGCACATTCGTGGCGGAAAGCGCGGAGGTGGCGAACCGGCTCCTGGACGAGCACATGGAGCGGGAGCACGGCGGGTCTCGAGCGCAGGAAGTGATGCGCTACAGCGAGTATGACCGGAGTTTTTTGCGGCAAATGAGGATTTCCGCGGAATGACCAATCTCTGAAGAGGAGCAAACGATGAAGAACCGTATTTTTGCGGTGGGGACTTTTCTGGCGGGCCTGATTGCGGCGTTCGCGCTGGCGTTCGGCAACGCGCAGGTGCGGGGGCAGAGCGGGCCGGCGATGCAGTCGCGCGTGGCGGGCGTCTACGATTCGGTGGCGTACCGGGATTGGGGCGCTTCGATCGTGGCGGGCAATTCCGCCACGGGATCGCAGACCATCACGATCTGCCCGGCGTATGTGGCGCTGCGGGACGGCCGCGTGTTTCAGCCGTTCACGGCGGCGAACGCGGTTTTCGCGCCGATTATCGTGGATCCGCAGGGGGGCAGCTCGGAGACGGTGACGCCGACGGCCAGTTCGCTGGTCAACGACCCGACCGGGCAATACGCGGTGCAATGCGCGAATGTCACGGCCACGTTCTCGAACACGCATAGCCCGAGCAAAAACCAGTTTCAAGTGGTATCGGGCGATCAGGGCATTCAAGAAGCGATCAATGACGCAAGCCTGAATGGCGGCGGACCGGTGCACTGGGTAATCGATCCGGGCACCGTGTCGCTGAACACGGGCGGCGCGAATACGACACTAGGGAGCGTCAACATCCCCACCAGGTCGATTGTACTGAGCGCCACCGCGAAGGTGACCACGACCATCGCAACGTGCGCCGGCGGATGGTCGCTGGGTTTTTCGACGGGCACGGAGTTCAGCGCGGCGAATACCACGCTGACGGCCGGGACCACCACGGACAGCTCGACGCTGAGCACGCCGGTGGCGTTCAATGCGGCGGCCACGGCACCGATCGCGCACTGCACCACGTCCAACGCGAGCGCCGGCGCCCTGCATGCGCATTTTGAGGGCTACAAGCTGGCCGCTCCGGCCAATTAACGATGAACTGGCTTCGAAGCCTGCTCAAGTCTGCGTACACGCGGCTGCTGGAAGAGCTGTGCGCGGAGTTGAAAGCGGAAAACGCCAGGCTTCGCGCCGAAAACCGCGCGCTGACGAGTTCGCTGCTGGGCACCGCGGGCCTTCCGCCGCTTCCGGAACAGCAGGAGAAATTACCGGCGCTGCCGCCGCGGCGGAGAAGTCTGCATCAGATCCAGGCCAAAACGGAGCGGGAATCCTACCGGAAGATTCGGGAGAGGCAGACGCGTGACGGAGAAGTTCGACGCGAAGCTGAAGGCGCGCCCGGATCTGGCGGAACGGCTTGACGCGGTCCTTTCGGAGATGGTGCATGCCTGGCTCTATCCGAAAAGCGACTCTGGGCCGGAAGCCGCGCAAGCGCGGGACGGGAAATTGAGAAGCGTGCTGGGAGAGCTGAAGACATGTTCGGCGGACGAAAAAAAGACCACCGCATGCCGGCGGGCCAGGCCGGGTACATGGAGATCACCGGAGCGGTCAAGGACGGCGACTGCCGGATAGTGAACGTGCCCGGCGGGGTAAGCAAGGAGCTGGGCTGCTGCAACGAATTCGAGCCGGAATCGCTGAAAACGAAGCGGTTTCGCTGCGGTGACTGCGAATACCTGAAGGGCCGCAAGTGAAGGCGGACTATTCGGAGAACGGGATCCGCTATCACATCGAACTGAACGAGCTGCACGCGCGGACCGTGGATCAAAGGAGCGCGGCGCTGAAGCCGGATCCGGAGTTATGGAGCGCGCAGGAAAAGCGCGCGGCGCTGGCGATGCGCACGGACGATGAGACCGAGATGGGCAGGAGAAAGCAGCGGGCGCGGAGGAAGGGGCCATGCCGGATAGCCAGGCGCAGGTGAGATGGGCGCACGCGGTGGCGGAGGGCAAGGCTTCGGGCGACCAGGCTTTCGCGCGGGAAGTGATCGAGCAGATGCACGGCCGCAGAATGAGCAGTCTGCCGGAACACGCGGGAAAGAAAAAGAAGGCGCATCTGTTTGGCGCCAGGCGAAGGAAACAGACCGATGGCTGAGCTGACGGCGAAAAAGCGGAATGCCTTGCCGGAGGACGCGTTTGCGCTGCCCGGAAGAAGGTATCCCATCGAGGACCGCGCTCACGCGGCGAATGCGCGGGCGCGCGTGCAGCAGCACGGCACGCCGGCGGAAAAGGCCGTGGTGTACCGCAAGACGGCGCATTTCTTTGGCGCGAACAAGAGCAAGCGGAAGTGACGGCGCAGGCGAATCTGACGGAACTGCTGGACGCGCTGAGCGGGAAATTCTGCATCACTTGGGGAGTGGCGGAATTCGCGGCGTGGCGGCGGCGGGTGCCGTGGCGCTGGCCGCGGGTTTTGCCGAAATGGTACGTGGAATGGAAACGCGAGGAGCTGCGGAAGCAGGCCCGCGAAAAGGAGAAAACGATGCTGGAACTGAAAGGGACCGCGCAGTTTGTGGAGGAAGGGACGAACCTGAAGCTGAGCGTGCGGGTGCAGCCGCACTTTCCGGTGGAGCACGAGATGCTGGAGAGAGTGGCGGCGAGCGAGGACAACACGTTCCGGATGGAGCGGGGGTGCCTCGCGTGGGACGGGGAACTGGCAGTGCCGGCGAAAGCGCTGGAGGGTGGCGAGCCGCCATCGCAGCCGGGCTTCGAAGAGATCTCTGCGAATGAAGAGCACGTCATTCCGGGCGATTTGGTGGTGCGGATGCAACCGGTGGAAGAAATGTGGACCGCGCCGAAGCGGGTGCTCCGTCTTTCCGAAGATGGCGAATGCGCCTTCTTCGAGGATTCGCTGGACGGCGTGCCGGTCAATGACTTGCTGATTCTTCCGGAAGCCGGACAGGCCGTGCAGACGGGCGAGGAGCCGCCGAAACAAAATTAAGGGGGATCGAGCGAAAAAAACGCCGGAGGACGGCTCAGCCTTCCCAGGGAACAAAGCCGGCTCCGGCGAGCAAACGCCGCCTGCGTGCGCAGGCGCATTTTTTGCATTTTAGGCTGATTTCCAGGGAAATGCGGGGAAAAAGAATTTGGCAGCGGCACTTACATTCACGGCGCAGGCGCGGGCGGGCCTGGAAGAGCAAGGCAAGCCGCAACCGGACACGTCCGGGATTGTGCCCCGCGAAATGGGGGACCCGGAAAAGCAGCGGGACGAAGGCCTGGGACCGAACAATGAGCGGCTGGAGAAGGCCATGCCGGAAGTGGTGCAGGCGCTGAAGCAACTGGTGCTGGATTTCCGCATGGAAGGGATTGTGGGACGCCGGCACGAGATCCGGAAAATCAAGCAAGCGCGGCTTTTCTGGCAAGGCCTGCAGTACCTCTACGGCTGGGATGCGGACAACATGGAATGGCGCATGCCGTTCGGAGCGGGAGGCGCCGGCACGGGGCTTTCGATCGACGAGGACAAGGACTCGGTGGAGGGCGGCCGCTACCAGTTCGTCACGAATTTCTATCAGGCCTTCGGGCTGTCGTTCATCGCGGTGGTGAGCCAGGACGTGCCGACGGTGCACTGGTATCCGCAGAACGCGCAAAGCGACCAGGATTTGGCGATCGCTAAAGCCGCAAGCGACGTGGCGGACCTGATCGCGGAAAACAACCATATTGAGGAATTGCTGAAGGCCGTCGGTTTTTTCCTCTGGTGCGACGGCGTGGTGGGAGCTTATGTGCGCTACGTGGCGGACGGGCAGCGCTTTGGATTCCATGATTCGCCGCAGCTCGAGGCGCAGGAGCAAAAATTCGGCGAGGACGTTTTTGAGTGCCCGAATTGCGGAGCGCAGACGCTGCCGGGAAAGCTGTTCGCGGGCTCGGTTTGTCCGCAGTGCGGGACGAAGCTGGGAACTGAAAACTTCCGTGAAGCGCCAATGGTGAAGACGCCGGTGGTGACGTCGCTGCGGCGCGTGCCTAACGGGCAGGAAGTGATTTCCATTTACGGCGGGCTGGAAGTAAACCGGCCGATTTACACGGACGACCCGATCAACGACGGAGCGTATCTCCAGTTGCAGCTGGAAGTGCATGAGGCCAAGCTGCGCGCGGCCTATCCGCATGTGAAGGACCAGATCCGTCCGGGGAATCCGAGTGACGCGGAAGATGTGTATGCGCGTGCGAGCCGCGTGAGCGTGAAGCAGGGTATGCCGACGACGCATCCGGGCGATGCGCTGTATTCGCTGATCACGTTCTCGCGGTCATGGATCGAACCGTGGGCCTTCTACAGCGAAAAAGTGAAGGACGACGTCCGGGAAAAGCTGCTGAAGCTGTTTCCGGACGGCTGCTATGTGGCGTTCGCCGGTGACACCTACTGCGAAAGCCGCAACGAGAGCAAGAAGGACCACTGGCGCGTTTTGCAACCGATGCCGGGGGATGGACAGAACCGGCCAGCCGTGGGCAGTTCGCTGATCAGCGTGCAGGAGCGCTACAACATCCTGAGCAACACGGCGCAGGAAGCCTACGAATTCGGGATTCCGCCGATTTACGCGGATCCGCAGGTGCTGGACTTTGACGCCATCGCGGGGCAAACGGCGGAGCCGGCGGCGCATTTTCCTGCGCGGGCGCGCCCCGGCCAGCCGCTGGCGGAGGGCTTCTTTCAGCCGGAGCCGGCGAAGATGGCGCCGGACGCCCTGCAGCAGATGGACAACATGTTCAGCGGTATCGCGCAGTTCCTTTCGGGATTGTTTCCGGCCGTATTTGGCGGGGCGATGCAGGGCTCGAAGACCGCGGAAGAGTATGCGATGGCACGCGACCAGGCGCTGGGGCGGTTGGGGCTGTACTGGCGGGGCATCAAATCGTTTTACGCGCAGGTGATGCAGCTCGCGGTGGATTGCTTCCGCAAGAACCGCGCGGACGACGTGGCGGTCCCGGTGCTGGGGGACGACGGCAATTTTGAGAGCAAGGTGATCCGGATGGCGGATTTGCGGGGCAACGTGCAAGCGCGTCCGGAGCCGGACGAGACGTTCCCGCGGCTAAAGTCGCAGCAAAAGAGCGTGCTGATGCAGATGCTGACCGCGGCGGAAACGAATCCGGTGTTTGCGCCGATTCTGGAGGAGCCAGCGAACTGGGGCGAGGTGAAGACCGCGTTTGGGCTGAAAGACCTGGTGATTCCGGGGGAGGATTCGCGGATGAAGCAATTGCGGGAGATCTCCCTGCTGCTGCAGCAGCCGCCGATCGTGCAGCCGCCGGGAATGGCGCCGGACGGAACGCCGATTCCCCCGCAAACGATTTCGACGGTGCCGGTAGGGCCGCTGGACCGCCACGACGTGGAATTCGAGGAGTGCCGGCGGTGGGTGAACGGCGCGGCGGGACAGGAAGCGCGAATGTCCAACCCGGACGGCTACGCGAACGTGGTGGCGCACGCGCTGGAGCATCAGAAACAGATTCAGCAGGCGCAGACGTCCGCGCAGAAGCCGCCGAGCGAGAGCATGAACTTCAAGGACATGCCGGTGAGCGGAAAAGTGCAGATGGCGGCGCAAGCAGGGATTCAGTTGGACCCGAACGAATTGCAGATGAAGGAAGCCGGAGACAAGGCGCAGAAAGCCGCGGAACTGCAGGCACGGCTGGCGTCGAAGAAGCCGGCGGCCTAAAGGAGAAAACGCTATGGATACCGCAGGAACAGCGGCAGTCACCGATCAGGCGGGCGTGAACGCGGCGCCGAGTTTTGACAGCGCGGCGGAAAGCCTGCTGGGGCTCGATTCATCCGCGCAGGTTCAGCAGGACCAGGCGCAGGGAGCGGCCGGAACGCAACTCGAAACGGGGAAGCTGGATACCGGGGACAAGGGGAGCGCGGCCGAGGGAGCGGCCCAGGCCGACCAGGGCGCCGCAGGAGCCGCAGCGCAGAAGAGCGAGGAGCAGAAAGCAGCGGCCGAAGCTCAGGTAGATGAATGGGCCGTCGACCAGGCCTTGCTGGACAAGCTCCTTGCGGATCCGACTCATGGCGCGTTCGCGAAGCAGCTCTACGAAAAGTATCAGAAATTGGGCGGCTACCGCGAGCACTGGTCGCTTGAGGAAGCGCGGGAGGCGCGTGCCCTAGCGCCCGGCGGGATCGAGGAGCTGCGCGGCATCGTGCAAGCCGGCAAGGACGCGCGCGCGGAAAACGCGGAATTTGCGACGGGTGATCCCGCGAGGCAAGCCACGGTGCTCAAGAGCATCGCGCAAGATATGCCGGAGGCGTACGCGGCGGGAGCGAAGCCGTATCTGGAGACGCTGCGGGAAGTGGCGCCGGAGACGTACCAGAAAGTGGGATTGGAGATTGCGCGGGAAGCGCTGCAGGCTGATGGGCTGCCCGAAACCATCAATGCTCTGCTGGAAGCGGCCGCGAAGGAAGATGAGAAGAGCTTCGCGGAGGCATTCGGCAAGCTGAGCGAATGGACGGAAAAAGCCGGCTTCCGCGGCAAGGGCGAAGCGGCGAAACAGCAGGCCAGCCCGGAGCTGCAGCGGGCGCTCGAGGAAAACCGGCAATTGCGCGAATCGCAGCAGCGGGAAACGGCGCAGAAATTCACGGACTGGAAGCGCGGGGTGGACGAAGGCTTCCAGAAGTCCTTGGGCGAGGAAGTCGGGAAGAACGTGGAGAGCGTTCTGCCGAAGAACATGCCTACGGCGGCGCGCGAGCAGCTGGGGAAGCGGCTGACGCGGGAGATCCTGGCGGAGATCGACGACCGCCTGGCGAAGGACACGGAGCTGGGGGAAAAGATGCTCGCGGCGATCGGCAACGACGCCTGGCGGAAAAATCCCCAGCAGAGCACCGAGCAGGCGCGAAATCTGCTGTTCGGGCGGGCGAAGCAGATCCTTCCGTACGTGGCGCGGGACGTTCTGAATCCCTTCACGGAAGCCGCGGTGGCCAGCGCCCAGCAGAAAGCGGAAAAGGAGAATACGGCGGCCAGCCGGCAGGATGTGCGCGGCGGGAATTCCGCGGGAGCGCCGAAGCGTCCGCTGAGCGTGGAGGACATGAAGGGGCGGGGCTACGGCAAGCAGCTGAGCGACGAACAGATTCTGGACATGTAGGGTTCTGGAAGATTTTGAAGCAGTAACAAATCCTGTCCGGCAGAGCCGGAGAAAGGGGCCGCCGCGTTCGGCCTGAGAAGGTTATCCCATGCCTGCAATGGCGAACGCGAATGTTGTCGCGTTGCAACTCGAGAAAGTAAGGGACAAGGTCCCTCTTCTCTATGAGCGCGACGACATCTTACTGACGATGATCCAGCAGCGCGGCGACGTGGAAAAAGTGTCGAGCCGCGCGATGCGCCTTCCGCTGCAAATCAATCCGGGCGGAAAAGCGGGGTCCTACAACGCCGACGGCGGAGACCTGGGGCGCGGCTCCGGAACGAATTACGACGTGGCGACGATTTCGCCGGTGTTCTTCCGCTTCGCGGTGGAAGTGACCAAGCTGGTGGAATACGCGACGGCGGGGCGGGAGCGCGCCATCGAGAACGCGGCGAAGCGGGAAGTGGCGAACGGCATGCGCCAGTTCCGGTCTTTCCTGGACAAGCTGCTGAACGGCGGCGCCGGCAACGGCGTGCTGGGCACGATCAGCTCGTTCGTGGGCACAACGTGGACGATGGCGGTGCCGAGCGGCGCCGCGCTGGTGTACGTCGGCCAGACGATCCAGGTGTACGATTCGACGCTGACCACGAACCGCGGCAGCGCGGTGGTGCTGGAAGCGGATCCCATCAGCGCTTCGCAGACCATCACCGTGGATGCGAATCCGGCCGGGCTGAGCAACGGCGATTTGATCGTGCACGACGGCCTCACCGGGGCCCAGCCGGTTTCGCTCTTCAACCTCAAGTACCATCACAACGCCGCCACAACCGGAACCTGGATGAACCTGGCGCGCGCGACCTATCCGGTGCAGCTGCAGACGCCGCGAGTAAATGCGGCAAGCTCCAACCTGACGCCGACGCATGTGCGCCTGGCGATGAACAAGGTCCGCAAGGCCCTGGGCATCAATCAGCTCGAGAAGCTGATCGCCTACATGGCGGTGGAGCAGGAGCACGCCTGGGAGAACCTGGGCATCGGCATCAGCCAGATCATCAAGGAAGGCGGAGCGGGAGGCGGCGCGAACGACCTGGACCTGCTGTTCACCGGGCGGAAGACGATGGGCGGCGCGCCCATCAAGGCCAGCGTGAACGCGGACCAGACGCGCATCGACTTCCTGGCGCTGGGCCACTGGGGTCGCGCGGTGCTGAAGGACGTGGACTTCTACGAAGTCAACGGCAACACCGTATTCCCGGTGTACGGCGCGAGCGGCGGACTTTCCGCTTCCTACATCTTCTACTTCGACACCGCGTTCAACGTGTTCATGGATTCTCCGCGCAGCGGGGCGTTCATTGACACGCTCAGTAGGCCGCAGGGTTATTGATCCTGACATTGCCCGGCTGAGGCTGCCGCAAGGCGGCCTGGTCCCGCTTTCTCCCAGGACTACGACGACAGCCTGGCAAGGCGAAGGGGTTCGGAACGCGGTCCGGGCCCCTTTCTCTTTTTCAACATGATTCAAGTGCTCAGGGAACAACACGAGGCTCCGGAAAGCGTGCAGCGCAGGCTGGCGCTTGCGGGCGGACGCAACCGGCTGGGCGAGAGCAACTACCGCGCCGTGTGGGGCTGGAATCGCCTGGCGTGGATTGGCGGCAAATTCGAGGACCGCGACGAAACGGGCGCGCTCCTGCGCGAGCGCGTCGAACTTCGCTTCGAACCGAAGTATCCGGCGGTGAACCGCTGGCACATCGAGCGGTGGCTGCCGCCGGAAGCGTACGGCTCGCCGCGGCAGTGGTACGCGCAGACGGTCGAAACGGAGAACGGCCTGCGACTGCCGGCGCTCGGGCCCTATCCTTCGCGCGGGGAGTACGAGCATTGCTTCACGCTGGAGACGCCGCGCGGAGAATTCGTGCAGTTGACGCCGGCGGTGGCGGAGCGCATCGCGCTGGCGATCGAGTGGGGGCGGGTGATGCCGAGGGGCGATCGGCGCGCGGCGCTATATGCCAGAGAAGCGCGGGCGGACCGCGAATACGAAGATTGGGCGTTTGACGTGATGGACGATGCCGCGCCGGCGATGCGCGGGCAGGAATTCGTGACCGTTTTATAGGCAGGCAAAAAGGAGAAAAACAAATGGCAACTACGGCAAGAGAGCCGCGGCGAATCGCGTCGGCTCTGGAATTCCGTCCGGAAGCGTTTCTTTGCAACATCAGCGAGGAGACGTTCCAGAAGAACTACGACTTCGGCGTGATCATCGTGGAAGGGCGCAAGCCGGGCGAGGAATACCGGGTTACGCGGGTGGAGTGGCGCGCGAGCCGCGCGAACAAGGGCGAGGACAGCACGGTGCAGGAAATCAGCGCGCTGGAGATCGCCAGGGACGTGGCGCGGCAGTGCAACGCGGACATTGGGGAGCACAGCTTCGCGGGAGTTTTCGTGATTGAAAACGGCGCCTCTCCGTCGCGGGGCGAACTGGAGGAAGCGCACGCCAGCCTGCGGCGGCGCTACGAGCACGCCGTCGGCGTGGCGAAAGGCCAGTGGGAGCGCGAGCGTCGCACGGATTGGATCACCGATGAGCAGCGGCGGGCCGCCCGTTATCTGAACCTGACGAATGAGCCGTGGCTGGCTTCCGCGGCGCCCCAGGAGCTCTGCCCGGGCTGCGGGATTCCGCATCTGCCGGGAATTGCCAAGTGCGGGCATTGCGGCGCGATCCTGGACGCGGAAAAGGCTGCGAAGCTCTATCCGGAATTGCGCGAGGCGCTGGCGCCCGCGAAGCCGAAGGAACGGAGACGCGAAGGAACGGAGCCCGCTGAGAAATGAGCGTAGCCGGCACAGCGGACGCCACGATCGAGATCATCGGCGGCCTGGTGTGCGACATCGCGCCGAACGAACTGCCGCCGGGCGTTTCGCCGGATTGCCAGGACGTGATCTTCAGCGAATCGAGCGTGAGGACGCGGCCGGGGCTGACCGCGGTATTTGCGGCGCTGAACGGCAATCCGACGGTCAACTATCTGAGGACGTACATCAAGCTGGACGGGACGCTGCGCTTGCTGGCGTACAGCAGCCTGGGCGATCTGTGGAAGGAAAGCGCTCAGGGCGTGCTGAGCCTGGTGCAGACGGCGGCGGCGCTGCAAAGCGCGTGGCCGAATTCGGCGACGCTTTTCGGACGGGAGTTCCTGGCCTTTGGCGACGGAAAGACGGGCCAAGACATTCCGAAGCAGTTTGACGATACGAATCTGGACCGAGTGAGCCAAAGCGGCCCCGGGGCGGCGCCCACGGTCGCGGACGAAAGCACAAGCGCGAGCGTTACGGCCATTTCGCAGCCCGCGGCGGTGGCTATCTCCGCGGCGAGCGCAGTGGGCTTCCTGGGGACGATTACGACTTCCGCGGCGCATGGGCTGGGCGCCGGGGATACGGTGACGATCTCCGGGGTGACGCCGGCGGGCTACAACGGCAATTTCACGGTGCAGAGCGTGATAGACGCGACGCACTTCACGATCATTGTGGGAACTTCCGGTCTGGGACCGGGAACGGCCTTCGGGACGAGCGCTTCGGCGACGGCTAGCGTGACGACGGGCAGCGCCCACGGGCTGACCGCCGGGCAGCTGGTGATCCTGGCGAACGTGACGGTTGGGGGCTACAACGGGACGTTCACGGTGCTGACCGTGGCGGATGCGACGCATTTCACGTATCGCGCTGGAACGGGAGGCCTGACGAGCTCGAGCGGGGGAACGGCGGGGAGCGCGGGGAGCATTGCCGCCGGCGTGCATGGCCTGGCGGTGGCGTTTGAGACGCGCCAGGGCTACATCACGGCGCCAAGCCCGGCGGTAACGTGGACCGCGGCGGGCGGAAGGCGCGCGGTGATCAGCGGCATTCCGGTCGGGCCGCCGAACGTGACGGCGCGCATCCTGCTGTTCACGGCGGCGGGAGGAGAGAGCTACTACTGGATTCCGCAGGGCGCTTCGACGCTATTCAGCGGAGCCACGGTCATTAGCGACAACACGACGACGACCGTGACCGTGGACTTCACGGACGCGATCCTGCTCGGAGCGACGAGCGGACAGCAGCTCTTTAACCGCATCGTGCTGGGGGAGTGCGCGGGAGTCATCGATTACAGCCAGCGGCTCTTCTGGTGGGGCGAGCGCAACAAGCAGAACAACTGGCTCAATCTGGATTTCGACGGCGGATTTGTGAGCGGCAATACCGCCGGCGCAGTGGACAATCTGCCGCTGGGCTGGACGGCCGATCCGACGTTCGGGCCGGGAAAGACGGACGAAGAGACACAAGTGGTGTGGGGTTGCGCGCTGGCGATCGTGGGCAACGGCGCGACGCCGACGCGGGGAATGATCACGCAATCTGCGGTGCAGGACAGTTTTGGCGTGCCGCGGCTGCAGACGGGCGCGCAATATTCGGTGCGCGCGCGCATTTCCCGCAACAACACGCTGGCGCAAGGCACGCTGCACATCCACCTGTTCAGCCAGAGCGGAGGAATCAACACCGCGGGGATTCAGGTGACGGCCGCGCAGGCCACGACGGGCTATGTGGAATACACGGCGGTGCTGACAAACGCGCTGGCGAGCATCCCGAGCGACCTGGTCCTGCGGATCTACGCGGATGGGACGCCGACGAACAACGGAAAATTCTTTATCGACGACGTCGAGGTGTTTCCGACGGCGACGCCGGTGAATCCTTCACTGTTGCGGGTCAGCAACGCGGAAGATCAGGAAAGCTACGATGGCGTCACGGGCTTCTTGAACGTGGCGGAAAACAACGGCCAGGCGCTGCGCGCGGCGTTCAAACTGCGCGAGCGGCTGTATCTGGTGAAAGAACATTCGCTGTACGTGACGCAGGATGACGGCGCGACGGAGCCGAGCAGCTGGACCGTGAGCCAGGTTTCCCAGCGCGTGGGGACGCTGAGCGCGCGCGGAGTAGCCGCGGGAAACGATTGGGCGGTGATCGCGGACCGGGCGGGACTGTTCATCACCAACGGCGGGGAGCCGCTGAAGATTTCGCAGGAAGTGGGGCACAGCGCAAGCGGGCTGACGAAGGCCTGGGACCAGATCAACTGGCAATACGGACACACGATTTGGGTGGTGGTGGATACGCAGGAGCGGCGGATCCTGATTGGAGCGCCGTTCGGAGCCGCGACAACTCCGAACGCGATTTTGCAGCTGGATTACCGGGACATTACGCCGGACAGCGCGGAGGCGATCGCGGATTCACCGGCCGTGACCATCAGCTACCGCGGGCGGAAGATTGTGCGGGACAAGAGCCGGAAGTGGAGTCCGTGGACCATTTCGGCGAACGCCGCAGCGATCGTGGAGCGGTTTGACGGGACGCAGCAGGTGTTCTTCGGCGCGGGCGCCTACGGCAATCAAGCGCCGGGCGGAAACCCGACGGGGAAAATCTACCAGCTGGACGCGGGCAATTTGAAGGATGACGGCTTGGCGATACCGGCGTATTACACGACGGCGTTTGTGCCGCAGCCGGAGACGCGGGAATCGCTGGGGCTGAACGCGCATCGCATGGTGTTCCGGTACTTGACGATGTATTGCGAGGGCGCGGGGTTGCTGAACGTGACGGCGTATCCGCTGAACGCGGCGTTTCCGCAGCTGTTGCCGCTGCTGACGCTTTCGAGTCCCGCGGCGCGGGATCTGGAGGCGCAATTGAATGTGGCGGGAGAGCGCGTGGCGTTTAAGGTGGCGAGCGACGCGACCGTGCCGGGAAACTGGTTTCGGCTGCAGAAGCTGACGCCGAGCGTGACGCCGGATCCGTGGGCGCCGGTGCGAGGGCAGAACTGATGAATCGAATCTGGAAAATCGGCGCGGGCTTTGCGCTTTTATGCGCGATAGTGAGCGCGCCAGCAGCGCGGGCGCAGGGCGGCCCAGGGAATCTGCCTCCGGTGCTGGGACCGAGTGGAGCTCCGAAGGGCGGAGCGACGATTACGGTGTGCAACTACCCGGCCACGGGGCTGCCATGCACTAATCTCGCCACGATCTACAGCGACATTCAACTGACGCAGCCCATCAATCAGACCACGAATCCGCTAAAAACGGACGGGCTGGGGAACGTGCCTGCATTCTTTGCCGCGCCGGGAAGCTATACCTACACGGTCAGCGGGGTAGGCATTTCCTCTCCGCAGGGGCCGTATGTGTTCGTCATCTCCTGCATTCCAGGCACGACCTGCGTTGCCGCCAGCGCCAATAACACCTTCACCGGCAACAACACGCACAGCGGAACAGAGACGTTCTCTGGCGCAGCCAACCTGAATGGCGGCGGAGCACTGAACGGCAACTTCTCCGGCCCTACAACCTTATCCGGCAACCTCACGGCTACGGCGGGGCAGAATCAGGTCAACGCCTACGGAGTAAACGGAACGATTGTAGTGGACGGCTGCGCTTCGCCAGCCCCTACGTCTCCCAAGTACGCTTGCACAGCGGCAGGCATTCAAGCAGCGATAAACCAGGCAAACAGCAACGGTGGCGGGGAAGTATTTATTCCTTCCACCAATGGCGTACCCGTTCCGATGGGTAACACGAGTGTCAGTATCTTTTCTCTTGTGCATGTCCGAGGCGCGGGCTGGGGAAGCACCATATTGCAATGGACTTCAGCGCCAGCAGCGGCAGGCTTTGTCTTTAGCAACACACACGAGGCGATGCTGAGCGACCTACAGATGCAGTTTCCGGCTGGCGCTGTCATGAACGGCATCAAGGCGATTGGCAGCGATGCGTCGCAATTCTTCGACAACACCATTCAGAACATATTCATAAACTGCCCGACTGCTTGCGGAAACGGCTCCGCTGCAATCTGGGGACAAAGCACAGGCCCAAGCTCAGCGGATATCGTGCTCAATCACTTCATCAATATATTGGTATGGCAGACCGACCAAGCAGTGCTTTGTAACGGCTGTGAGGGCAACTATTGGGACATCACGGCACAGCGCATCGGCACGCAAAACAATTCCATCATGTTCCAGGAAACTGCTCCCCAGGCGGATGACATCATCATTGCCCGCATGGCCAATGCCAGCTCGACTGGAAATGTGTGCTACCAAACTGCGGGCAGTAACAATCTTGTGCGGCTGACTTGCGACACCTCTCCGGCTGGAACAGCCCTTAATGACATCGGCGGACACAACATTTTTGATGTTGACCTAATTGGCCTGAGCACACTAGGCACCGTCGCAACAACCTCGCAGTACCGCTCCGTTGCATCTTCTGGGGCCGTGCAATCCATTCTCGCAACGCCGCAAGTACAGTTTCCTGAAGTAGCTGCGCCATCAGGGTCAGCGGGCAACGCCATTCTCTATGCCGATTCCACGGCTCATGCGCTCAAGGCCAGCTATAACAATGATTCTTTCTTGACGCTGCCTCGCGTCGTTGCTTCCGGCACAGCGACCATGACCACGGCTGCGATTGCCTCGGGCGCGTGCGGCGCAACGGTGACTGTATCGGCTTCGGGCGTTCAAACCACGGACACCATCGAAACGGCATTCAACGCGGCAGTAGGCGCGAACCCAGGAACGCTGACCCTGCAAAAGTGGGTTACGGCGAACAACGTCAACTTTGCCTATTGCAACCCTACCGCAGGTTCCATCACGCCGACGGCGGCGACGGTCAATTGGCGGGTGGTGCGATGACAGATTCCTTCAGCTTTGTATGCGTGGGTAACTGACATGGCGCTAGTTCCAAAACCCCTAGGCTTCGGGAACGGTGCAGATGCAAGGCTCCGCAACAGGCGCGGGTCACGGTGAACGGTACAACCAGGAAGTTTCTGCACAGTGCAGTGAACGAAGCAAGGAGCGAAGCGATGAAATCCTGGGAAATCTGGCTGCGAGGGATGCTGGCGGCGTCCATTAGCGGAGCGGCGGGCGGAGTCTTGACGGGACTCGCGGCCATCGGGATCGAACCGGCGCATTTCAATCTGACGGCGGGCTTCGGGCATACTTGGCGGATCGGGGCGGCCGCCGCGCTGATTAACGCCGTGATCGGCGTGGCAGCCTATTTGCAGAAGTCGCCGTTGCCGAATCCGGAGGGATGAATGCCGGTTGTAGGCAGCTCGGCGTATCCGCAGGCGCGCGGGGTGATGCAGTTAGTGCGGGCGCTGCTGAACGACGCGAACGTGCTGGCCAGCGCGCCGATTCAGATTGCGGCGATCGTGCGCAATGCGAACGTGGTGACAGTGACGACGATCGGTCCGCATGGATTGATTGCCGGAGCGGCGCCGGACCAGGCGACAATCTCCGGCGTGCCGGTGGGCGTGAACACGTTCAATGGCACGTTCAGGGTGGCGAGCGTCATCAGCGCGACGCAGTTCACGTACGCGCAAAACGGCGCGAATGAAAGCGCCAGTTCGGGGACAGTGAGCAACGTGGGGCAAGGCGCGGTGTGGACGGACCCGGTGCTGCTGCCGTACGTGAATGAAGGCTATCGCAAGGTCCAGCGCGCGCTCGAGAACGTGGGCCAGCCCGGGCCGGTGCGGGACGACGTCTATCTGGTGGTGCCGGCGGTGGCCGCGCCGGATCCTTCAGTGACGGTGAGCATCACGGACTCGACCGCGGCGCAACTGCCGACGGACCTGGTTGTTCCCTTGAAGCTGTGGGAACGGCCGAATGGAACCGCGCAGGAATTCATGGAAATGACGGACATGACCAACAAGGGCGGTCTGCCGTCGCGGATGCAGGACCAGATCCTGAGCGTGTGGGAATGGCGGGGAGACGGACTGTACTTTATTGGAGCGACGCAAGACACGCAGATCCGGCTGCGTTACCGGGCGTTTTATGCAGACCTGGTGGACGGAACGTCCGCGATTCTCATCCGGAACGCCCAAAGCGCGATCGCGTTTTTTGCCGCGGGCGTTGCCGGACTGACGCGCGGATCTCCGCTCTCGGAAAAGTGGGACCAGGCGGGAATGGACGCCCTGGAGGATTTGATCGCGCGGGCGGCGCGGCAGAATCAGCGCAGCGGAACGCGGCGGCGGCCGTTCTCGAGCCGGTCGGGCTGGAGCCCGTTCTAGAGTTTAGAATTTATTCAGGGAAAGGAAAAAACACATGCCTCTTGCGGTAACCATCACGAAAATTGAAATGTCCGGGCAGCACGTCTATGCGCAGGGCTACATCACGTTTTCGGGAAACTATCCGACGGGCGGAGACACGCTGGATTTCACGCAGGCGACCGCGGACGCCAATTTTGAAGGCTTGATTCCGGCGCTGATGACGGCGTACGGGCCGGACGGGCTGGCGGTGGGCAGCGTGAACGGCAACATTGCGAACCAGTACTTCCCGGTGCAGGGCAGCGCGCTGAACAACAGCAAAATCAAGGTGGTCACGGCGTTCAACACGGAACTGGCCGCGGGCGCGTATCCGGGTTCGGTGACTGCGGATAAGGTCGCCTGGTCGGCTGCATTCCGCAAGCTGCAGTAGCCGCGATGCTGACCATCGCGCAGCTCGCGCCGATTAAGGATCGCGATCCGTACCTGTACGAGTCGCTTGTCCTGATCGTGCAGGAGCTGCAAAACATGGCCAAGCTGACAGGGACGAGCGGTACGCCGATTCCGGCGCCGCCGGACATCGCGAGCATCACGGTGACGGCTTCGAACGGGTTTTTCAGCGTCAAGCTGAGCGATCCAGCGGGTCAGGCGCAGGACAATCTGGGCTTGCATCGCTTCATCGAATGGGACACAAACCCGGCGTTTCCGAACCCGACAGTGGAGGACATTGGACCGTCTCTCAGCGAGTATATTCAGCTGGGCAATCAGACGCTGTATTTTCGCGCGTACAGCCAGTTTCGCAATTCGCCGAGGAGCAAGAAGATTGTCTATGGCGGAGCGAATCCCATCGCCGTAAACGGCGGAGGAAGCGCCGGCCCAGCTCCGCCGGGAGGCGGGAGCGGCTCTGGCGGAGGCGGAGGCGGATTTGGCGGCAATAATTTTACGGGAGGCGGAGGAAGGCTGAAGGTTTCGACGCTGTGAGCCTGGTGCGCGCCTACAAGCCGGAGGATCTCGATGCGCTGCGAAGCATGCACGCGCGGCAGGGATTCGATTACGGCTTTCCGGACGTGGAAGACGAAACGTTCCTCGGCAAGCTGGTGCTGGAGGATGATGGTGTGCGCATGGCGGCGCTGCTGCGGCTGACCGCGGAAGCTTACTTCTTGCACGATCCGCAAGCGGGAACACCGGCGAAGCGGTGGAGCAATTTCCTGCTGCTGCATGAAGAGATGCGGCGGCGGGCCAGGGCCAGCGGGCTGGAGGACGTGTACTGCTGGATCCCGCCTGAAGTGCCGCCGCGGAGGCCTCTGCCGGAGAAGCGCCGGCCGAGGGGATTCGAGCGCAAGCTGGAGATGCTTGGCTGGCAAAGCTGCCGCTGGCGTTGCTACACGCGAAAAACCGCGCCATAGAAGGCGAACCATGAAAATCACGGTGAATCCGGTCTTTGATTGGGAGACCTTGCAGCGGGTGTCTCACGATGGGCAATACGAATACACAGGCCCGGCCATGCTCTTGCGCGGCGAAGATAAAAGGACCGCAGACGCAGCCGCGCAGGAGCGCGCCAAACAGGACGCGATGAACGCGCAGATGGAAGCGCAGCGGCAGCAGCAGCAGCAGGCGCTGATGTCCAAATATCAGAACTTGTACGACAGCGCGGCCAGCGGACCGGAAATGGAAGCGGCGGCCGCTTCGTTCGGGTCGGCGGGAGATGCGCTGGCGCGCCGCGCGGCTCGCACGGGAAATACCGCGGGGGAAGTAGAAGGCCGGGATTTACTGGCGCGGGAGAAAGCGCAAACGCAATCGGACATTATCCGCAAGAACCAACTCGCGGCGCTTTCCGGCATGGGGAATCTGTACGGAATCGATACGAATCTATTGGCGAGATCGCTGGGCTTGCCGGTGGATTATTTGCAGGTTCAGGAAAAGGCGCGTGAGCCGAAGAATACCGGCGGATTCTGGCAGAGCTTCAGCCAGGGGCTCGGCAGCGGACTGGCGCAAGGCGTGACGGGCGCGATGTTTGCATGAGGGGAGGGTGGGAGCAATGTTCACAGCGCTGGAAAAGTTGCAGCTTCCGACAGGGCCGGTAAAGCCGTTGCCGCTGAACCAGAACCCTCTGCGGCAAATGTCGAGCGTGGTGGCTTCGCCGCAGCAGGTGGCGGGAGGAACGCCCGGGTTTTTCGCGGGGATAGACGAAAGCGGACAGCAGCGGGATCCGCGGATGTTCGGTATTTTGCGAAATTTACAGATTTAGGAAGGCGTGAAAATGGCGCTGGACCTGGAAGCGATCGACGACGAGCTGGCGCGCAGAGGAATCGACCCGGAAGAAGCGGCGCGGAAAGCGGGCATCAGCTTCATCCGCGCAAGCGGGACGGGGCGTGATCCGAACTCGTTGGATTACCGGCTTAGTGTGGCGGCGACGAATGCGCCGCGCGTCTCGTTTGTGCGGGATACGAGTATGCCGGCCGCGCCGGATCTCGGCACGGGCGTGCGCCAGCCTTCTACGGAGTTTTTGCCGGCGGGCGCGAAAGTGCAAAACGAAACGCTGCCCGTGCCCACGGGAACGCACGCCGTGCCGTTGAGCTTTGCGAATGGCGCTGAGGGAACAGTGCAATCACAGCCGCGCCGATTGTCGTTTGCGGAGCGTTTTGAGCAGGCGCTGGGGAAGGCTCCACTGCCGGCGGAATACCGGATGCAGCCGGGCGAAGGCCCGCAGGGGTGGAAGAAGTGGCTGGACATTGCCGGCCAGATCCTTACGCCGCGCCTGGAGGCGCGCATTCCGGGGTCGCGAGGCAATATCGAAATGCGGAAGGCGCAGCAGTTCGCGGACGCGAAAGCGGCGAGCGACCGGCAGATGGCGGCGATTGGGGAAGAGGCCAAGCTGGAGGATACCGCTTCGCAGATTGCGGAGCGCGAAGCGGAGGCGCGCAAAGCCGATGCCGCGGCAAAGGCGGCGCCGAAAGTTCCTGAGCAGGAGCAGGAGCTCGAGGACTACCTTGCCGCGAACAATCTGGAGAACACGCCGGCGAATCGGGACAAGGCACGTGCGGCGTTGCAAGCCCGGGCAAAAGCAGCGGGGCAACCGGACCGAGTGGATAAAAAAATCGACGAATTCATTGACCCGCAAGGACGGCGCGTGAACGTAATGCAGCGGCCAGACGGCAGTACCTACAACGCGATCCGCGGGCCGGTAAAAGACGGCGTTGCAGCGTCCCCAGCGGGCGGAACGGGAGAAGCGGTGCTGGGGAATCTAACTCCGGCGGATGCGGCGCTGGTCAAGGGCATCGCGAATTACGAGATCGATCCGAAATCGCTGAGTTACAGGGGAGGCGCGCGCGAAAAGTACTTATCGCTCGCGCGTCAGTATGACCCGACGTACGACCAGACGCAGTATGCGGCGCGCCAGGCCGCGCGAAAAGATTTTCAGAGCGGTAAGTCCGCGCAGAACGTTCGCTCTTTGAACACGGCGATCGGGCACCTGAACACGTTGCAGCACGTTGCGGAGGAGCTGGGCAACGGCGGGTTCCAGCTGTGGAACCGCATCGCAAATTGGGGACTGACGCAAGCCGGAGACCCGCGCACCGTGAAATTCAACGACGCCGCAAACGCCGTGGTGAACGAAATGGCTTCCGTGTTCAAAGGCACCGGCGCAACCGACCAGGAAATCAAGGAATGGCGGCAGCAGATTAATTCCGCGCAGTCTCCGGAGCAGCTGCGCGCGGGCGTCCAGCAGTTGATCCAGCTGATGGCTTCGCGCCTGGAGGCTCTGGACAATCAGTACCGCGTTGGCTTGGGCAAGCCGCGGGACTTCCGCTTTCTCAGCCCGGAAGCGCGGCAGATCCTTCGCAGGATTGGCGGATCGGCGGCGGAAGCGATGTTGAATGAGGACAACGTAGCGGGAGCAGCGCAAAGCAACCCCGCGGCGCCGCAGCCGGAGCGCGACCTGGGGCCGGCGCCGGCGGGACGAAAGGAAGGAGACACGGGCACGCTGCCGGATGGGACTAAAGTCGTCGTACGGAATGGAAGGATTACGGCGCAATGAGCGCAGCAGCACAAATCAGCTGGGACCAGTCGCAGGCCGCGCCACAAGTGCAATGGGACGAAGAGCGCCAGCAGCCGGCGCAGCCTGAAAAGAAATCGTTTTTTCAGCGCGTACGGGACTGGATGCCGGAGGGACTAATCCGTCAGGAACTGGAGAAGGGTGCGGATTGGGCTGCGCGGAAACAGCAAGAGGCGTACGAGGAGAATACGGCGCGCGCGGCAAAAGGGCAGCCGTATCGCACGGATCCGCGCGCAATCGCGTATTCGCCAGGAACCGGGTACGGGATGCTCTCGAGCTTAATGCGCTACGCCGCAGGCGCGGTGCAGCCGAAACCAAAAGAAGCGGCGATCGGTGCGGCGGCAATTGCGGCGCCGGAAATTGTGGGGCCGGCGATGGTTGCGCACGGCGGCCTGCAGTTGGCGCGGAATTTGCCGGAAGCCCTGCGTGGCAATCCAGAAGCGGTGGAAAAGACCTTCCTGGCGGGGTCTGAAGCGGCCAGTGGAGGGGCTATGACGGGTGGAGCGATTGCTTCTCCGGCACCGACGATGACCGGCAGACTCGTGCGGGCCGGGAATCGCGCGCTGATCAAGGGCGAACCGCCGGCCGCGATTGTGCCCGCTGCGCCGAAGGCCTTCACGCAGGCGATTCAGCCTGGCGTGAACATTCCCCGTGCGCAGGAATCGATCCAGATTGCCGGGCCGCGGATACAGCAATTGCGGCAGGCAGGCGCGCTGCGGGACCTAGACGGAAATCCGATTAGCGAGATCCGCAGCACGGGGCAGCTCCTGGGAGCGGTGAGAAGCGCAAAGCAGGCCGTGATCGGCGCGATCGAGCAGCGGCTGGGCCCGGTGGAGCAATTACAGGTGGACGCGAGCGCCGCCGGCAAAGCGATGCGCGATAGCATCTCGAAGCGCGTGCGCGAGCAGTTTCCGCAGCAAGCGGCGCGAATCGAAGCGCGCTCGGCGGCTTATGACAAACCGATGAGCCTGCGCGACATCGAAGACGCAATCATCGATGCAAACGACGATTTAAAGGGTTTTTACAAGCAGCCGGTGGCAGGAGAATCGCCGGTCACCGCGGACACACGCGCCACACAGGCGGAAGTGCGGGTGCTGCGCAACTTACTCGACAAAAAAGTGGAAGAGTTGAGCGGCGCGGGAGTCAAGGACCTGAAGCGCGAATACGGAGCGCTGCGCGACGTGGAGCGCGCGGCCGCAAGGCAGCACGCCATTCGCACGCGCACAAAGGAAGGCGGGCTGTGGGAAGGCCTTTCGTATCTGCATGCGGCGGGAGATTTGCTGAGCGGCAACGCGCTAGGCGCGGCAAGAGCCGGCGGAGCTCTGGCCGTGGGCCGCATGCTCAAGACGCTGCGCAATCCGGATTTTTTGATCGAGCAAAGTTTTCACGGGCCGAAAGCCTTCGCCCCGGCTGAACCGATCGCGCGAGCACCAGGACCGCCGCAGCCACGGGCATTGCTGGGGCCAGGAGCAACGCCGCTGGGACCGGGAATACAGCCGGATACGAGCGGAACGTTTCGGGATCCGACGGCGCGGTGGGCTACACCGCGGGCGGCATTGCCAGAGCCCAGCCCCACGCCGGCGAAATTTATACGGGAAATCAAACGGCAATCGGTAAAGCCTGCCCCGGAGGTGCGCGGATTTCTACCGAGCGGCGAGGCTCCGGAAACATCGATTCCTCCGGTTCCCGAGGAACAATTCACACGCGAGGAAGTACGGCCCTCCGCCGCGGGAGCAGAATTCGCCCCGGAGCGGAGATTGGGAACAATGGGGCGCGGAGGCGTTCGCACCACCCCAGCCGCGCAACTGCCGGGCGTGGCGGAATCGATCCTGCCGGAGCAGGCAAGTCTACTGGTCAGGCAGACGCTGGATATCATGCGTTCCGCGGACCGGCCGGGACGGTACTTTGCGGAAACCACGCCGGAAGAGCACACGCTCGCGGGGCGAAGGGATTTCAAGCATGGCGAACGCATGGGCGGCCACTGGTACAGCGTGGGAAGCCTGCGAGACCAACTGCCGTGGATCAAGGAGACGGAATTCACGCCGCAGCAGTTGGAACAGGCGCTGCAATCGCTTGAAAAGGGAAGAATCACCAAGGTGATGCGGAGCGCGATGGACTATCTGCGGCGGGAAGCAGGGCCGCGGATGCGGGAACCAGGCGAGGAGGAGGGCCTGCCGGAACCGAAGGGGCCGGGGATCAACGCTCTGAAACTGATTCAGGCGCTGAAGCGAATCAACAAGGTTGGCCGCTAGCGGCGGAAGGCGAAGCGCAGCAAGCGGATCGCAAGGAACGCCAGGACGCCGAGAGGCGCTCCAAGAACTAGCGCCGTGAAGACGGTCAAAGAGAGCGGATGCGAATTGAAGTACTTGTCGTCCAGAGCGCCGGACCACCAGGCCACGAGGACGGAACAGGCAAAAATGTACAGAAGGATCTGGCGGACGGCGGCGCGCGTGGTTTCCTTGACGCGGTAGTAGAGAAGCTGCGCTGGGGAAGGCTGCACGCGGGAATTCTAGTGAATTGGAAATCACCGGTCAAGGGCTGAATCCATGGAAATCCTGGGATGGTTAAGCGCCGCGGCGGCGTTCGCGGTGCAGCTCGCGCTGTTTTATCGCTGGCTGCATCGCAAGATGCGCGACGACGAAATCACGCGCGTTTTCGTGCGGGACATGGCGACAAATCACCTGCCGCACATTTACGCGGAGCTGCGGGAAATCGCCGCCAAGCAAGGGCGCAACCTCAAGGACCCACCGCGGGTGCAGTTCGTGGACTTTCAGTCCAGGAAGCGCAGTCATGGCTGACGCCGGCCCCGCAAAGCAGAAGCTGATCGTGCTGGCGAAAACCGTTGCCGCGCGATTCCAGCTGGCACCGGAGCTGGTCTGCGCGGTGGTGGAGCAGGAATCGAACTGGAATCCCTGGGCGATCCGCTATGAGCCGCGATTTTTCGCGAAGTACATCGCCGGAATGTACACCAACAACAAGATTGGCGCGACGGAGGCCTACGCGCGGGCCTTCAGCTGGGGACTGATGCAGTTGATGGGCGAGGATGCGCGGGAGCTGGGAGCTGACCTGGCCTTCCTTTCCCAATTGTGCGATCCGGAAACGAATCTCTCGCTCGGGTGTGAGTGGCTATTCCGCGATTTAAAGAACGCCAAGGGCGACGTGACGGCGGCGCTGCTGGCCTGGAACGGCGGCGGTAACCCCGCCTACGCGGCGGAAGTGCTGGCGCGCCAGGAAAAGTACCGATGAACGAGGTGATCATCCCGCTGGTGCGCCACGTTCCCACAAAACTGAACGCGCAAGGGATCTCGAGGAGCTGGCTGCGCGTACCGCCGGATCCCGAAAAGCTCGAGGAGTTGGGGCCAGGCATTGCCGAGACGCTCAAGAAGCTGAACGTGAACGAACTGCGAAGCTCGGATTTGCCGCGCGCGGCCCGCACCGCGGATTGGCTTGGCGAGAAATTGGGCGTGCCGGTTGAAAAGACTTACAACCTGCGGACGTGGGATACGGGCAACCGCGTGGCGGGAAAAAAGGAATCGGAAACGATTCCCATCCGCAAGCAGTACATTCGGAATTCAGAGATCGCGCCGGCCGGCGGCGAATCATTTGAGAACGCGATCGAGCGCAACAAGCCGGAATTTAAGGAAGCGCAGCGCTACAACGCGAAGCATGCGGACGCGCCGCGAGCGCTGGTAGTGCACGGGCATCACATGATGTTCGCGGAACAGATTTTTTCCGGGAAGCCGAAAAATGCGAACGAGCTAGACAGTCTAGATGACGACTTTCCGCCAGGCAGCGTGATGCTACTGCACGTCAGGCCCGACGGCGCGGAGCTCGAGAGAATACACCCTAAGGGATTCAAGGAAACCGCCGACAAATGAGGCGCGCATGGATGGGCGGGATAGCGCTGGCGTTTGCCGCTGCGGGAGTGTGCCGTGGCCATGACACGGGATACACGGTAAAGGTGGTAGTCGCGGATCGCGCGCAGGGGCATTTCGAGGCGAGATTCATGACCATGCCGGAGGATCTGCGCATCGTGTGCGAAGGGGAGGCGCCAAAGCTGTTTGAGGGCGACTATGTAAAGGTGGAACTTGATGACAAGGGATTCAAGCTGGCGGGTACCAAGGCGCGGTGCGCGCAGATGAAGTGGCTGAAATAATGTTCGACTGGAAACACAAAGTAATGCTCGCGCTGATCCTCACTGGACTTGCGGGAGGCGTTCTCGCTTTTCGGACGTGGCTGAGCGAGCATGATGCGCGCCTGCAGGCGGAAGAACGGAGTAAAGCGAAAGATCAGGTGATCGCGCAAAATCAGCAGGCCTTGCAATCGCTAGGGGCCCTGATTGAGCAAGTGCGGCAGGACAACGCCAAGCAAGTGGCCGCGTTGCAAGAGACCGTCGCCGCGCTGAAAACTCCGGACGAGCAGCTCGCGTGGATCGTGAGCCACATTCAGACGCAGCCGGGGCAGCCGCCCATAACGATTAATGTGCCCAAGAATCCGGAACAGCCAGCGATGATTGAGGTGCCGCAAGCGCGCGTGCCGGAAGTGACCGAAGCCGTGAAAGGCTGCGACCAATGCAAGCTGGACCTGACGGCGAAAACTCAGGAGCTCACCTATACGCAGCAGCAGAATCAACGCTTGGCGGACTCTCTGAAGCAGGAGACGGATAAGGCGGAGATGTGGGAGAACACGGCCAAGGGCGGCAGCTTTTGGCAGCGCTTCGGCCGCGCCGTGAAATGGATTTCGATCGGTGCGGGCGCCGCAGCGGGGGCGATCTGCGGATCGGGCCACTGTCGACACTGAATTGCACGGTTTCGTACAAATTCCGGTTTTTGCACAAATTCGTACAAGGAGCATTTCGATGACGAGGAAGACGTTGCTGGTTTTGTGTTTGGTGATGTTCGGGGTGCCATTGGCGTCCGCCGGCGTGGTGAAATCCACCACAAAAGTGGTGAAGACGGCCGTGAAGGCCGGAAGCCATCCGGTACGCCATCCGATAAAGGACGGCAAAGCCGTCGGGCACGCGATCCGCAAGGTCGTTTGGTAGATCCCTTCGCAACACCGGGGCGGTCAATTTGCCCGCCCCAAAATCTCCTGCTTTATCGCGCTTTACCAATCCTGCCTCGCGCGCGCAGCTTCGGCAGTTCCCTGCAAAAAGTCCCGCACAATTTCGCCACACACTTGGGCTAAACTATTGAAATCTCGGAACCATCCGCCGATTCGTAATCGGCAGGTCCCCGGTTCAAGTCCGGGCCTCGGCTCCAGTTCCTTACCGCGGAAATCCTTGCGAAAATTGGGATTAGTGCGATTTTGCGCGCTGTTTCTACCGGCAAT